TTATCCGCCTTACAATATCAATAGAATAGATGATTTGAACTATCAAATCGAAATGGCACTTGCTGGTTTCAGTAAGACCGATATTGATATTAAATATGCTGATAATCAATTGACAATTAAATCAGTTGATAGTGATGATAAGAAAGAAAAAGAAACTCTACATAGAGGTATTTCAAAAAGAAAATTTAGCAGAACATTTACTTTAGCTGAAGATATGAAAGTTAATGGTGCTGAATTGAAAGACGGAATGCTTTTAGTTGAGTTAGAGAAAATCGTACCAGAGGAAAAGAAACCTCGAACAATTGACATCAAGTAATTGATTCAATAGATAGGGGGCGAAGCTTGACTTTGCTCCCTAATTATGTTATAAATATAATTGAACAATCGTCAATAGTGTACTCTGTTAGTAGAGGCAAAATTGACACTTACTTTTTAAAAGGAGAATAATTATGAAAAGTATAATACCATTAGAGGAAATCAATCAAGATTTTCCTGCAAAACAAACCTTCCAACTACCACTAAAATATCAAACTCTTGGAGTAGAATTTGAAAACGATCCAGTATGGATTGAATTTGATAATATTCGCTCTCTTGACGCTGATAAAAATGTTGGTAGAACAGGAGAACACGACCAATTAGAAATACAAACACTTGCTAATTCATTTAGTGCTGGTGTACAGACTTGGCAAGAATTGCCAGCTGTAGTCAAAAATACTGACGGCGAGATAAGATTTACACATGACCAAGTTTTTGGTTATGGTCGTGTACAATCAATACAACTTGCTAGAGCAGAACAAAAAGGTTATTGGTTTTGGGTTTTAAAACCTTGTAGTGAAACTCAACTATCTTGGGTAAAGGTTATAGAGAATTTAGATATAACACCTGAATTTAAACAAAGAGAAAAACTTTTAGTTCAACAGATGAATAGTTTGATTCATAAAGGTCTTGTAGCAAACACAGACGAAAGTATTAGAAATCACATTCTAGAAAAAGTACCTCATATAGGTAAAAAGACATTAGGTGATGTGACCAATATTATTTTTGAGACAAACGCAACACCTTTGAAATATATAACTTGGGGCCCTGCAAAAATTAATCAATGGTTAAAACAGGACGCTGATGACAATGCTAAGTTCTTACATGGGGGTAAATTTGATACTGTCAGAGATATGTATGGCTTTGCTGCTAGAAATGTCATGGATCCAGTTATCAATTCTATAAAGAAATATCATGAAACTGGTAAAGACTCTTATGTTGTGCTTCATGTTGAGGCACCTAACAAGTCTGGTAACTTAAAGACCTTTAGGGATAATCAAATGAACCAATATAAAGAATATAGGTCAATGTTTACTAACTTAGGTATGAAACATTTTCCTCTACATATATTAGGATTTATGTATCAAGATACCAAAGATGAAGATAAAAGGCATCTGGTTGCCGCTTAATTATTTTAAGGGGACCTGCTTGACAGGTCCCTTTAATTCTGTTATAATAAATTCAATTAAACAAAAGGTGAAATTAATATTATGAAACTAAATCAAAACACACAAAACATACTTAAAAACTTTTCTGAAATCAATACTAATATATTGATTAAGCCAGGAAAAGAATTAAGTACAATCTCTACTATGAGAAATATATTTGCTAAGGCAGATATTGACGAGTCGTTTGATACCGAGTTTGGTATCTATGACTTGAATGAATTTCTTGCAGTAGTATCAAGTACAAACAAACCTGAATTATCTTTACAAGATAAATTTATGACTATCTCTGCTGAAGGCAGTAAGTCAAAAGCAAAATACTTTTATTCTGATCCGTCAGTTCTAGTATCGCCAACTAAGGAAGTTAATATGCCAGAGGCAGATGTAACTTTTAGTTTATCAGAATCACATCTTACAGAATTGAAAAAGATGGCTGCGATTTTGAAAACACCTGACCTTGCGTTAGTAGGAACAAATGGTGGCGATATCGTATTAAAAGTATGTGATAAAAAGAATGATACATCAAACAACTTCGATATCGTTGTAGGCGAAGGTGCTACAGCAGATTATACTTTCTATTTTAAAGTAGAAAATTTAAAAATGATATCTGGTGATTATGATGTTTCAGTATCTTCAAAGTCTATATCTCATTTCAAAAACACGAAGTTGCCTATTGAATACTGGATTGCTCTTGAGCCAGACAGTTCAATCAGTAAGTAATTTTAATTATAATATGAACGGAGTGAAATATGAATACAGACTTTTTATGGGTCGAACAATATAGACCAGCCAAGATTGATGATTGTATATTACCTACATCATTAAAAACACTATTCAAGTCCTTTATTACTAAAGGCGAATTATCTAATCTATTATTCTCAGGTACACCAGGTATCGGTAAGACCACAGTTGCGAAAGCATTATGTGAAGAATTAAACTGTGATTGGATTATGATTAATGGTTCCGAAGAAGGTGGCATTGATGTACTAAGAAATAAGATTAAAAACTTTGCTTCTACTGTATCACTATCAGGTGGTAAAAAAGTAGTTATACTTGATGAGGCAGATTATCTAAATCCACAATCAACACAACCTGCATTGAGAGGCTTCATTGAGGAGTTTCATGCGAATTGTAGATTTATTCTTACTTGTAATTTTAAGAATAGAATAATTGAACCTTTACATAGTAGGTTTTCTAATATAGAATTTAGAATTAATCCTAAAGATAAACCTAAATTAGCAAGTCAGTTGTTTTCAAGAGCAACACATATTCTCAAAGAACAAAATGTTGACTATGAAGATAAGGTACTTGCTGAATTAATTAAGAAGCATTTCCCAGACTTTAGAAAACTGATTAATGAATTACAAAGATATTCTGTAAGTGGTACTATTGACGCTGGTATTCTTGTAAATGTTTCAGATGAAAATTTAAAGACACTTGTAACACACCTTAAAGGTAAAGAGTTTAGTGATATGAGAAAATGGGTTGTCAATAATCTTGATAACGATCCAGTTAAAATCTTTAGAAAAATTTATGACAATATGTATGATAGTTTACAACCAGAAACTATACCTCATGCTGTTTTAATTATTGCTGATTATCAGTATAAGTCTGCCTTTGTAGCTGACCAAGAAATTAATCTGGTGGCGTGTCTAACTGAATTGATGTCCCAGGTTAAATTCAAATGAGTTACGAATTAAAAGAATACTTAAACGCCATAAACTTCACAAAGAAAGACTTAACAAAGTCCGAAGATGAATTATGGAAGAAAAAGTATCCTGCATTTATCGTAAACAAACTATTGTCTGCTTTTTCAGACACCATAATGCTTGTAAATGAAATGAATAGAAACCATTTCATAGACAAGGATATGCAATTTCAATTTCTACTAAATAGTATTAGAACAAAGAAGCGATATAGTCCGTTTCTGAGGGCGAGTAAATTAAAAGAAATTGAGTGTGTAAAGGAGTATTATGGATATAGTAATGATAAAGCAAAGTCCGCTCTTGATATACTCACCAAAGATGAGATAAAGCTCATCAAGGAAAAATTATATAAAGGTGGGACAAAATGAATGAATTAGATAATAGTTGGCATCCAGAAAAAATGCTGGAAGTTCAATTGAAAGAACCAGACGATTTTTTAAAGGTTCGTGAAACACTAACTAGGATTGGTGTTGCCTCTAGAAAAGATAAAAAATTATTTCAATCGTGTCATATACTACACAAACAAGGTAGATATTTCATAGTGCATTTTAAGGAATTATTTGCATTAGATGGTAAAGAAGCAAACTTAACCGAGAACGATATTGAAAGAAGAAATACAATTGCTCAATTATTGGCTGATTGGGGATTAATTGCAATAATTAATGCTACAGTTGCTGAGAAAAAAGCACCTCTATCACAAATTAAAGTTTTATCATTTAAAGAAAAAGGTGAATGGGACTTACAAGCAAAATATAACATAGGTAAAAAAATAGAAGATGAAGGCACCGAAGTTTAGAGAGTTTATATCTGAAGCGCCAGAGAATGGTAAGTATAAACTACTTGTAGTTACAGATGAGCCAGAAAAGGCAAAGACCTTTCATACTGCTGATAGATTAAAAGAAGAAGCAGAAAAGTTAGGTTGGAAATATTATCTGTATAAACTAACTGGTGGTTATACTACGAGTCCAGAAGGTGCTTTAAGACTTCATAATAAAGATGATGAAAAAGGTTTTGAAGTTTCTAGTAAAGATACGATTGCTATAATTCGTGGCTCAGTAACTAGAAAAGATAGTTGGATGGATATAGTTTCACTATTAGAAAAACATAGTGTTTGTGTGGTGAACAGTAGGGAGACAATTAGTGTTTGTGCTGACAAGTATAGAACATCGCTAAGACTTGCTGACTATGGTGTCAAACAACCTGTTACCCATTTAATAAACGATCCAGAAAACTCTGTACAAGCATTTGAGAATTTAAATACACAATATCCTATCATACTTAAAACATTAAGAGGTAGTAAAGGTGTTGGTGTTCTATTTGTAGAGTCAGCAAAAGCATTAGATAGTATCGTTCAATTGATACATAAACAAGATGAGGATGCTGATTTACTTTTACAAGAATATATTAAAACAGATTATGACGCTAGAGTCCTAGTGATGGGTGGTAAAGTTTTATCTACAATGAAACGACCTGTAATCGAGGGAGACTTTAGGTCAAATGTATCGCAAGGCTCTAAACCAGAAAAATTAGATTTAACAGAATTAGAAATAGAAGAAAGTTTAAAGGCTGCAAAAGCAGTAAATGGCTTATGGACTGCTGTTGACTTTATACCAAGTAAAAATAGAACAAAAGAACCACCATTTATTATTGAAGTTAATTCATCACCTGGTACTGAGGGTATGGAAGAAGCAACTGGTCGTAATATTAGTAAAGAAATATTAGAGTTCTTTAGTGAAAAAAAGAATTGGGTAAAAGTACCTAGTGAGTGTGGTTACAAAGAGATTGTAACTATCAAACCATTTGGTGAAATCATCGCTAAGTTTGATACAGGTAATTCAGGTATGTCGGTTATTCACGCTGATAAGATGAGTGTAAAAGACAAAAAGGTTACATGGACATTATTAGATAAAACAATTACAAGTGATATTATTCGTAAAGAAGAAATATCAGTAGGCGGCCTAAGGGATTATGATGAAGATAGATATGTTATCAAATTAAATGTAGAGTTTCTTGATACCATGTATGAAACAGAATTTACTCTAGATGATAGAGAAGATAGGACTCCGATACTCTTTGACCGAGAGTTTATGAGTCGAGTAAATGTCATGGTAAATCCAGACAGAAAATATGTGGTCACAACAAAATATAGTTTAGATTAATGCTTTACAATATAACATTTTTATGTTATAATTATATTATTAGAAGGAGTGAAAAATGGCAAAAAATCATCAAGCAGATAATCCCTTATTCAAGGCATTAGCAAAAAAATACGAAGCACAAATAGCAGAAGGATATGCTACTTTAATTGTTTACTTTGACAATTCAGTAGGTATAGGAGAGCATCCACAACACATTCAAGAAATGGATAAACAACTAGAATTAATATCAACTGCTGAAGAAAAATTACAATCATTAAATAAACATTTCAACAATACACAGATATAGTGAAATTTTATACAAGTGTGCTGCCATATAAAGGTCGATTACTCGTCCGAGGTATCAACCATGATGGCAGCCACAAAAAGTTTAAAGTAAATTACAAACCATCTTTGTTTACGCCTGTTCAAAAAGAAACAGGTTACAAAACTTTAGATGGTCGTAATGTAGCAAAGATACAACATGAAAGTATGTATGAAGCAAGAAAGTGGATTGACGAATACAAAGATGTAACTAACTTTGAATACT